ACGTCTTCCAACGTCCACTTCGGCTCAAGCAGGAACTCCTGCTTCACAGCCGCCCTAACGCTATCCCCACGCCACACCGACAACGGCTGATTTTCCTTGCCCTTCATGTCGAGGTGAAAATCCTCCAGCATCTTTTGAGTCAATTCCTTCAGAACGCACTTGCCAAACTTATCGTGAGTAAACTCCATTCAAAGCCTTTCTATACCAGAACGTTAATAGCCGAGGTTGTATTGATCTTCAGCCAGTTAGCAAAGGTGGGATGGTACACGCCGTCCAGTACCAAGTCGTAGGTCATTACGCCGTTCTTGTCCTGGAATAACTGTGGCGCTTGCATCGTGTGTCCAGCAAACTGAATCTGGAAGACTAAGCTTCCGCTGGTGTACTTGATTTCAACCTGGCGCTCCAAGATTGTGTTGGTAGCCGCGAACATGGCGATCAACTGGTCGTCTGTGGTATCGTTCAATTCCACACTCAAGCGCAATTGCCCGTTCCATTTCTGGTCGTTCCAATTGGAAGGCGTGCATTCACCCAGATAAGAGCGGTATTGCCGGTTGGAATTGATCGTCAATTCCCAAGCGAAGGCAGAGTCAGCCAGAGCAGTAGCACCCATCGTGCCGCTCCAAGCGTCAATGGCAACCGTAGCAGAACAGCCAGACATTCGTGTCACAGCCCGGTCTGTTAGTCCTGAAGCCAGCGTGCCTGCCAGCACTTTGCCGCCGAGAAGTGATCCGCCCACCTGAACGCCGGTATTGTTGGACCCGCTCAATGTCAGAGTAGCAACCGAAGCGTCCTGCATTTGCCAGACTTCGCTCGATTGCCCCCATTGCAAGGTCATGAAAGTCGGCTTTACCTCAGCCGTAGTCGGAGCAGCATAAGCGCGGGTGTAAGAACCCGTGGTACCGGCCGGAGTTGCCGCGCTGAATAGGGAATCCAGCCAGTAGTTCACGTCTTCAAAACTCTCGTCAGCCACTTCAAAGGTGGCGCTTGAGGCGTAATGATCCAGCGTGGTTTGATGAGTCGGGGCAAGCGTGCCCCGAAGCTGATCTAATGCGCGTGTCTGCAGATCAGGATTCAGCGCGAAGCTGCTGACACTTTGAAGCTTGGCGGTTGCGGTCGCGTTGGCAGTTCCAAAGCCTGATCCTTGTGCGCCGCGTTGTAAAACATTGTGTGCGTTAAGCATCTTTTACCTCTTTTTTGGTTTTACTTACTAAATAGAGCCCCTGTTTCAAAGCGGCATCTCTCAATTCTTTGGGATAAGACTCCCATTCTTCCGGGCTCATATCGCGAGCCGGTAAATCAATCAGGTACCCTTTGCAAGGCACATAAGCGTAAACAGTAATGCGTTCAGAAACCTTGTCTGTTTTATCCGCCACTCAACACCTCCTTGATGTTCAGTTGAGCCAAAACGCCGGCGTAAAATCTGCCAGAGCCTCTCGGCCATTCATATTCACCCGGTGTCACAGAAAATCCCTCCAACACCGAGTTCGTGTACGGGCATTTGAACGTTCTCATAGCGTCCACGTATTTCCCGCAATAATCAACCAGCTCCGGCGCAAACTCACGCAAGCCTAAGCCCTGCTCGCTTGCCTGCCAGAGCATCAAATCGCTAACCTGCCAAACCACCGTCACAGCCGTTCCTATGGCAATAAATTGCCCTTCCAGCGCTTCTGTAGGGTTGCCCCCTATTGGAAGCAGTAACCGACAAGGCAGGTGCGCTGTGGTAATGGATTCCGGGAGCGCGTCCAGATTGTAGACTTCCGGCGTAACCCCGCTGGTAGTCGTCACACTCACATTCTCAAGCGCATCGTAGACGTTCGTAATCACGCTCATACAATCCGCCTTTTGTAGCGATCCAGCATTCTGGTTACATCGGTTGGCAATGACGAAGGCATAATAGTCACACCGTCACCCGTGATAAGCGGGCGGTCAATGTCAGCTGAAGTATCCTTTTGCCGGTACAGGAACGCGGTCAACCTCACGCAAGCGTGCTGAATGTCCAAAGGCGGCGTGGCAGAATAACCCCACGTTCCCGCCACACTTATCTCACTATCGCCATCACTGAAATTCCACGAATAAGCCTCGTCTAATCTCAACATCCATTTCGGATTGTCATTGCGCGGGAACAGACGATAGTTGCCGGAAGTGATCTCATCGCCATCGCCGTTTGTGAGTGTTGTCACCGTGAGCAGGTCATCGCCGTACAAAATCAAATCCTGCCCGTCCGTGTCACCCTCGCCGAAATACTTTGTGACGGTGGTAGACT